ACTACTATCTCTGGACCTTCAGAATCAGTCAATACAATAGACATTACAAGTCACGATTCAGATAACGGTTATGAGGAATTTGTGGCTGGTATAAAGAGTGGTGGTGAAATATCTCTTGAAGGCAATTTAATATCATCCGACACTAACGGACAGATAGCCTTTCACACAGATGTACAGGGGGGAACCAAGAGAACAGGTTATTTGGTTCTTCCAATGGGTGTAGGGCAGGCAATGACGTTTAGTGGATTGGCTAAGGGATTCTCTGCAGCACTTCCTTATAACGACAAAATAAGCGTTACCGGCTCACTTCAAATATCAGGGAAACCAACTCTATTAACCACACAATCAACGGGTATAAGCGCATTAGCTGGTATAGAAGAAACTGACACTTCAGCTTTGTCTCTAAATGAAGCGGTTGCAGCGGGTACTTATTCGTACACCTGTTCAGTTGATACGGATTCATCGTGGGTAAAACTAACAATAACAGCGGCTTCTCATACTATCTATACTGACGGGACAGCACAATCATCTACAGTCCAAAGCGGTGAGTTAGCACTGGGAGATGCCGGAACTACAACAGAGATAACAATCGTAGTCTTTGAATCAAACAAATCACCGAGAATCTATAAATTAGCAGTAGCTAGGGAAGCAAGTTAGATTATAAATATAAGGAGAAGTAATGGAAACTAAAGAAATAAAACTCAGAGAATTAAACGTTGGCGATGTATTCGCTATTGCACGAATGCTTGGAAAGATAACTAAAAACAACAGATTGCAAATCTTGGCATTTATTAAAGGCAAGTCAAAGAATTATGCTGAATTAACCTTGATAGTTATTCAGAGTTTGTTTATTGATGCAGAAGAGGATTTAAAAGAATGGCTGGCTGAACTTGCTGGCGTAGAGAAGAAAGAGTTTTTGTCACTACCTGCTAAAGAGGTTATAAAAGTTGTTAAACAAATCGCTTCTATGGAAGGAATACAGGATTTTTTATCCGAAGCATCTCGATTAGTGCCGGAGGAAGCCTCAACCGAGAGCTAGACACAATCCAGAAACGGTATGGCTGGACAGATGACATCGTTATATCCCTCAAATACAATAGATTTTTAGGCATACTTAAAACTATCAAAGAAGCCAAATGCAACGAAATGGAAGCAGTAACTCTTTACACAACCTTCCACGAGGAAAAGGAAACTTATTCCGACTTCCTTAGAAGAATAGGTTTAATAGAAAGCAAACCTAAACCCAAAATAGACACAGCTAAACAATTAAAAACCTTAACAGTAATGCTAGGGGGGGACATTAAATAATATGGAAGTTTGGAGCTTAGTAGGCAAAATAACAATGCAGGGCTTCGCTACTGCGCAAACCCAACTCTCTAGCCTTGAGAAGAAAATCAAGAATAACCAAAAGGCTTTTGATGGACTCCGTAAGGCTGGGTTGGGGATTGTAGCGGTTGTAGGGGCTATTGCTGGCGGAGCTGTTACTGCTGCTGTCAAATTTGAGGATGCCTTCGCAGGTGTACGAAAAACGGTAGAGGCAACAGAAGAACAGTTTGCCAGTTTAAAACAGGGCATACTTGATATGTCTGAACGGCTTCCTTTAACTGCCACAGAGATTGCGGCTGTTGCTGAAGCTGCTGGACAGTTAGGCATTGCGACAGAGGATATACTTGATTTTACAGAAGTTATGGTACAACTCGGAATATCTACCAATCTTTCAGCCGACCAAGCTGCTACAGCATTAGCTAGGTTCGCAAACATTACTGGGATGGCTGCTGATAAATATGACGAGTTAGGCTCTACCATTGTTGCACTTGGTAATAACTTCGCTACAACTGAATCTGAAATAGTTGATATGTCAATGAGAATTGCAGGTGCTGGTACAGCCGCAGGAATGTCCGAGACAGACATACTCGGCTTAGCAACTTCGCTTTCGTCTTTAGGTTTAAAGGCTGAAGCTGGTGGTACTGCTATATCTAACATTCTTTTGACAATGAATACTGCTGTTATTAAGGGTGGAGATGAACTAAAACAATTCGCTGAAATAGCTGATATGTCCGCTGACCAATTCGCAACGGCTTATAGAGATAACGCCTCAGATGCTTTGGTTAAAGTCATTGAAGGACTTGGCAGACTAAACGATTCAGGGGCTGATACTTCTACTATGTTAGAAGATTTAGGGCTTGGTGGTATTCGTACCGAGGATGTACTTTTAAGAACTTCGAACGCTACGGGAATAGTCACAGATGCAATCGACACAGCTAACAAAGCTTGGGAAGAGAATATTGCATTACAAGAAGAAGTTGACAAGAGAAACGCAACTGCCGCTTCAATGCTAGCCGAACTAAAGAACACAGCCACTAATTTACTAGTAGCTATTGGTGATGGCTTACTTCCTGCATTGAAAGAACTCGCTGATAAAATTATGCCTATTATAAAAGGGGCAAGCGACTGGGCAAAAGAAAATCAAGGGCTTGTTAAATGGCTTTTAGCTATTGCAGGAAGCGGCGGAGCTTTAATGCTCTTTGTCGGGCTTATCCCAAAGGTAATTGGTTTTGTAAGTAGCTTTGTGTCTGGCATAAAGCTATTATCCAATGTAACTAAAATAGGAACAGCAATACAATGGCTGTGGAACGCTGCTATAACTGCTAATCCAATCGGTCTTATTATCGTTGGAATTGCCGCTTTAATTGCCGCAGGTGTTTTACTTTGGAAGAACTGGGATAAGGTGACTGCATTCTTCAAAAAGGCTTGGGCTAATCTTAAGATTTTCTTCTTAAAAGGCATAGATGGTATTCTCGGTGGGTTGCAAAAGCTAACCAGTTGGATTCCCGGCTTCGGTGATAAGATTGATGAAGCCAGAGACAAAATAGCTGGGATGCTCCAAGCTGAACAGTTTAAAAAGGATGCAGAAAAAACAGAGGCAGCACTTAAAGAACTCGGAGATACAACAGAAGATGCAAGCGAAACAATGGCTGATGCAGCCGATAGTGCAGCCGATAGTATAGACGAATTAACTGAATCTATTGTTGAACAGAAAACAGAACTAGAGTTAGCTAGTGAAAAACTCGCATCATTAGAAGATGATTATAAAAATGCTAATGATACCAGTGCTGGGTTTGGTGATACAATTGATGGCTTAACTAGCGTTATAGACTATCATAAAGACTTACTAGAAGATGCTCAAACAGAATTAACTAGATTAGAGGATGCCTATGACCAAGCAACTGATGAAGTCAACAAACTCGAAGATGCCCTAAAAGGTGTAAATGACGAATTAAAAGATTTATCCAGTATGGAACTTGAGGGAATGTCTGAGTTTGATAGTCAGATACAGAGCATACAAGAGAAATTAAACGACCTTGATGTTGAGAAATTACAGATAGAAATGGCAGGTGGTGACACATCTGATATAGATAAACGGATTGAGGCACTTAAACTTGAACAGGATTTACTCAAAGCTCAAAGAACAGCCACATACGACCAAGATATTTACGGTATAAACCAAGCCGTAGATGAAGCACTTGGCGATAATGTAGAGGTGTCGGCTGCTGATATTTATGCCAGAATCAATGAGTTAGTCGCTGACGGATTGGATTTACAAGCAGCATTAGAACAGGCTCAAACAGAACGGGCAACGGCTGCTTCTGATGTTGATGCCCAAGAAATTATTGTTGATAAACTCATAGCAGATATTGACATAATGGAAGGACAATTAGGGACTATCAATGACAATGTGGCTGATATTCTTAGGGATCTTCAAACATTTATTGACAAGCAACAAGAGATTGTAGATGCCTTGAACGATGATTCAACAACAGATGACGGGACTACCACGCTTGATAAATATGCAAAAGGTGGAATGATAAACGAACCAACTTTGCTGTCTTCATTAGCCACTGGGAAGCCTTACGCAATAGCAGGGGAGGCAGGCAGTGAAGAAATACTCCCTCATTCTGGTACAAGTGGAAACACTATCAATCAAACATTTAACGTCAGTGCAACAATACGAAGCGAATCTGATGTTGAGAAAGTGGCAAAACAGCTTTATAAATTACAGCTAAACGGTTTAAGAAGTGGGGGTGTAAATGGCTAATTCATTTAAATATAACGGTACGGATTTAGCGACATACGGACTATCAATAACATCATCTAACGCTCATATAATAAGCCAGATTATACCCTCAATACAGTTAAAAGACAGGGCTTATAGTTCCGGGTATCAACGCCCTGCACGCCCTTTCAATTTCAATATAGCTGTAATAGGTACAGGGGTATCGGATGTCATTACTAAACTGGATAACATTAAAAAGACAATGGTAACGGAAACTTCGAATCAACTTATTCTTGACGTTATTACAACAAGATATTTCAACGCACAATTAGAATCTTTTGACGGTACATTTAGTGCCCCAACGGTTTGGGAAGGGTCAGTTTCTTTTACTTGCGCTGACCCTCTGGGCTATTCCACAACGGAAACATCATCCGATTTTAACATCGATGCTGACCCCGACACGGTTATTGAGGCAGTTGGCGGTACTGGTTTAGTCAATCCTGTTTATACTTTAGTAGCAGGAGGGACTCTATCAACTATTACTCTCAAAGTAGAGAATGTAACCACAGATGAAGAATTGCAATGGACGGGCTCATTAGTTGATGAAGACGAAATCGAAATAGATGTTAAGCATTGGACAGTCAAGAAGAACGATACTGAATCAATGACTATATCAGGGGAATTCCCTAGACTTACACACGGGGCAAATTCAATCAAGGTTACAGCGTTTGGTACAACAGGAACGCTCAATATTAAATATAGAGATACTTATTTATAGGAGGACATTATGGCGGCAGCAGGAGCTTGGACTTTTACCAATACAGGAAGAACATCATTACAGAACGGTACTTTTGATATAGACTCTGATACTTGGAAGATGGGTTTATTTTTAAGTACATCCAATCTAGGGGCAGCTTCAACAACTTATGCAGCGTTAACAAATGAGGTTGGAGAAACTAATACGGGATATACAACAGGTGGCAAATCTGTTGCATTAACACTATCAGGGACTACCACAGTTAAAGTAGACGTAACCACAGACCCAGTATGGACGGCTGGAACGGCTGGATTGACGGCACGCTTTGCGGCAATATATGAGGTATCAGGGAATGTGCTTTGTTATTGTTTACTAGACTCTACGCCTGCCGATGTTACGGCAAGTTCAGGGAATACTTTTACAGTAGCGGCTCACGCTTCAGGAGTTTATACACTAGCATAAGGGGATAATATGGCAGATTCTAATGTAGATAAAAAGGTGCTAGACCAGATAATTTGGAACAAGTTTTCAGAGGGCAAGACTGCTGATATTGTTTCTTCGGGCGATAGCTTTGCTATGGAAACTATGCCTTTTAAGGCTAAGTTTAGCCATAACGTGCAAGATGAAAAGCCTTTTGTTTATGAAGATGGGGACAAATCTATCTCCTTTAAACCTATTAAGATGGAATGGGGTTCCTCTTCGAGTAATTCGGATAGTGTGTCTA